CGGAACAGGTAAAAGCCATTTTGCTTATGCTTGCGCTCATCAATTAATTTGGAGTGGATTCAAAGTAAGGTATGCGACTCATTCAAGCCTTCTTGATCTTGAGCGGGCTTCATGGAGTGATAAAAAAAGCGAATCACCTCTGCGCAATCTACTTCGAGGAATTAATGTTTTAATACTGGATGAAGTCGGCGGCGTTGGTGGTGGTTACGGTAAAGTAAGCGATTGGGTGAAACGTACAACTAGTGAAATGTTAGATAGTATTTATAGACAATGGTCAAGCGGAGATCTTTATGTTTTGATGATCAGTAATGTTCAATTACATGTTTTTATGCGGACATATAACGAAGCGCTTCAAAGCAGATTAAGAGAGATGGTCGAGCCGATCTTGATCAATGGTGAAGATCGAAGAAATAACCCTTGATTATTTTCCGTTTGTAAAATAACTTACTAATAGAGGTAATACACATGAACAAAGAGAAGCTTGAATATTTAAAAAGGTCGATCAAGCTTACGCGACTAGCTGAACTTGCGGGTTTAAAGCATCCTGTCGAGCTACACAGAATAATCAAACGCACTCAAGCCACCGATTATCAAACGGCTCGCAAGCTTGCTGACTTAGCCAACAAGATGAGTTTACGAGCAAATTATTATACTGCTGACGACTTTTACTACAAAGAGGATTGATGAAAACACTAGGGAAATTGAAGGTTATAGGCTACGTATCAGGCGAGCCAAAACTTGAGACAAGTAGCGGAGGAACGATTTATTTTAAGTTCTCTGTGAGATGGTATGAGAATCGCAAAGACTCAGATAAGACTATGTTTATGGACTGTATCGCGTTTGGAAATACTGCGGAGTACATGAGCCAAAAAGTGAAGAAAGGTGAACCGGTATTCGTTGAGGGTGAGTTGATTAATGATCGTTGGAAGGATGATCAAGGTCGTAATCGTGATTCATGGACTTTGAAGGTTCGAGAGTATGTTTATTTGAGTACAAGACCGAGCGAGCAAAGCGAATCAACACCCGCTCAAAGCCCTAGCCCGTGGGGTGAATCATGGGGAGATCAGAAACATACTTCTACTAACTGGAGTCAAACAAATGCAAGATCAAATGATCCATTCTAACGCTCTACTGATCAAAGTTGCTAAAGAGCTTTTGAGAGATCAGCCGAAGATGTACGCGCAAGTTGAGCATGTTCTGGCATTGCCGATTATTGAAGAGCTTTTTAAATATCGCGGGCGAACGATTGAAGAGATTGCGGAGTGGATCGGATGGAAGAGAGAGAAGGTTAAGACTTTTATTGATCAGAATTGGAAAAGGTTGAAGCTGTAGGTAGTTATGAGGATACCCAACAAAGAAACTCAAAAAATAATTAATGAGGTTCACTCTCGATACAATGACGAGATTGATCAGTTATACTTGAAAGTAAAAGAGTCTAGTTTTATGGGTACAGAGCAAGAGCTTGAATCAAGAATAAAGCTTTTTGTTTTATGCGTTGAACCATTCTTTGATGATCTCGTATTCAAAGAAAAAGCCGGAGAGTTACACGCAAAAGCAAAGCGGAATATAAAAAAGATGGAAGAAGGCAAGGTAAAAAAGTCGAGGACTGTCGCGCCTTATGGCTTTGATTGGGTTGATGAATCTAAGACTAAGTTACAGTGGATTAATGAACAGTATAAAGAGTTTGTTCATTTAATTTTAGACTACTATTATCTGAAGTATAGAGGGGCTACGCTTAGATATTTAAGAAGATATCACACTGTTCACTTGAGTCTTTTATCTATACCAAATGATGACGGTTCAAGAGGTTCCTATCATTGCGCTTTATGTGAATGCGAGCATTATACCGATGGTAATCATTGTTTTGATGATTGGGATCAGTATGACCTAGACTTGATTGTAAAGGTTTTAACTCATGGGTAAACATAGGCAATTTGTAGTTAAGGGTAGACCTGATCTATTTATAGGCGGTGAATATGACCCTAGCGCGTATTTAGAACCTATGAACCGAGTTAATGGTTTTAAATTGACAATGACTTGGTTGGAAGAGGATTACACTTATGAGATCGAAAAAAGATATAATATAAAACTTCCATTTTTTCCTAAAAGAGAAGGTAAAAATCTCACTCATGAATTAAAGTTAATTGCTCGACATTATATCAGTTATTGTTGGGCTTGCGGTACTGGTAGAAGCAAACATAGACCCTTTGAGAGAGCGCATGTTTTACCTAAGTCAAAATGTAAAAGTGAACGATATTATGATGGGGATCATAACAAGGTTTTACTTTGTAAACAGTGCCATAAAGATAGCCCTGATACTACAAATATCGGCTTTTTTTATCATTGGATAAGTCAAAAAGAACCATATTTAAAAAGCTTGATTGAAGGTGTAAGAAGTGCCCTTGCTTGTGAATATTCGATGGAACAATTTAAACAATTTTTCCTTGAAGAATCTATAAACCTTGAACCAAGAAACATAAGGAAACAAGTAGAGGTTTTAGGCTTTGAAGATGGTGAAGGTGCTTTAGAACTTACGAAGTATCATGGTTATAACCATGCATCGCGAGTTAGTTTTATCTTTGATCTGTTCAATAGGATTCATAATCCAAATTATAATCATGATTGGCATTATGAAGGGAACCGAGTCGATAAAGATTATACACTAAGGAAGTTTGAAGATGACGAAAATTAAGAGTGACCTTGACGGACTAGCGGCGAGAGAAGCTGACGAGGTGACCAACAACGCGCGCGCGAAAGATCCAAGATTTATCGAATGCTTAAAGAGAATCGGTATGGGTCAATCTATTCGTGGCGCTTGTGGATCTTCCAAGATGCCTCGCAAGATTCTTTATCAATGGATGGAAGAAGATTCAGAGATTAAAGAACTAGTTGAAGAGGCAAAAGATATTGGAATGGGAAGTATTGAAACTCGTTTCATGATGGGCAGTGACAACGATAATCCGACCGATTGGCGGGCTATGTCGTGGATGTTAGCGCGTAGATTCCCCGACGCATACGGCGAGAAAAAAGAATTGACTGTAAGCACGAATGAAGGCGCACAAAAGCAGTTGGAAATGGTAAGCGCAATGATTGAGCAAACTAGTGAGATAATGACAGATGACGATGACACTGGGCGAGAAAGCGAAGAGTAAGTATTTCAAATATCAAGCGTATCAAAAAGAATATCAACGTAAGCGCAAAGAGAACGAAACGCCCGAACAGAGAGAGAAGCGTTTAGCGTATCAAAGGGAATATCAAAGGAAGTTACGAGAAATGAGAAGGCGAGTGATTAACAGGCCAAACAATTTAACATATGCAGAAGAGATGGAACTTGAGCAGAAGAAGCGCGAGCGGGTGAACGCGGCATATGCAAAGAAGCCAAAGAGACAGAGAAAGAAGCGGAATCATTTTCCATTAGCGCAAAAGATCGAACCGAAGAAATACCCAAAGATCAACCCTGATAATGAAAAGTATCGAGAGGTCGTAAGATTGGCGGCGCAAGCTTACCGCGCTTTAAGTCCTGATGAGAAGCTTGAACGAATCCGAATCGCATATAAGAACAGATGAAGCTTGTATACACTGACCTTCAAAAAGAATTGATTGCAGCAATCACAAAAAAGAATGCTTTTGTAGCTGTTCGTGCCGGATGGGGAGCGAGCAAAACAAGCGCTTTAGTATTTGGGCTTTTGTATGTTGCAACTTGGCGAGCGGGTACCAGTTCACTTTTGATTACAGATACCGCGCCGCGTTATCGATCGGTATTAGGTCCGGAGCTTGAGAAGTGGTTAAGCCCGTTGGGTTGGACATTTAACCAATTGAAAGGGGAATGGAAAGACCCCAATACCGGTTCAAGCATTTGGTGTCGTTCGTACTTCCGACCCGGAACAAAGGAGAGTACAAGCAATCCGTTGGAAGGTTTAAATATTACTTCCGGCTTTGCTTTCATAGACGAGTGTCAAGTATTTCCAAGTGCTGAAGTCGCTTATAAAGCCCTCGGTCGTTTAAGGTCGGGGCCTTCTCCTTGTCTTGTGATGGTCGGGCTTCCTGTATCTGATGCGTGGTGGTGTAAACTCGCTGAACAATCAGGCGGCAAAACTATTCTTTATTCTTCGCACGTCAACAAAGCTAACTTATCAGATGAATGGTTTGAAGCTGTTAAACATTTACCTGAATCTGAGCGGCTCGCAATGATCGAGAATAAACCTCAACCGCCTAGTGGTCTTGTATTGTCGGAATGGACAGAAAGCCACGTAATAGACGGGTGGAAATATCGCGAGCATTTGCAAGGACGCATTGCGCTTGACTGGGGTTTTAGAAAGCCTTCAGTCTTGATTATCGTTCATGATCCCGACTTGAACGCCGATGTAATTTGCGGAGAGTTGAACCCAAGGGAAGTGAGTCTTGATAATTTAGCTCAGCTTATTCTAACGATTGCATGGCCTAGAAAGATTAAGCACTTTGCACCGTCTCCGAGAATATGGCTCGACGATGGAGTAGCAGACAAAGCGGGCGCGGCTCGATCTGATCACTCGGGTATTTCTGCCTTTCGACATCTTGGAAGCGATCCACCGAGAGGAATTGGTTTGCCGTTGAAGTGGACAACGGACCCAATAAGAACCAATGTTTTAAATGGTATTCAAAAGTTGAAAAGGGCTTTAGCTCGTAAGCAATATTTAGTTACTCGCGAGGTATGGGAAGCCGGAGACAGGGCGCAAGGTAACAGCCTTAGAAAGTCCATCATGTCTTATTCATGGGCGAATACAAAAGACGAGCCGATTAAAGACGGGAAAGAAGATCCCATTGATGCGCTTAGATATGATTGTATATTTTGGCGGTGGAATGATGATGTAGAAAAAGCAATGGTGAGAGTGAAGGCGAGACGGTCAAGAAAAGTAAAAGTGGGTGGAAAAAGATTCCTTGACTTTTAAGCGTATCTAGTCGATAGTATCTATCCCGACTGTTAACCAAAGAAGTTTAACCGACCTATTGGCCCCAGTTGGGATCATACGATGTAAACGGCCCGTTGTGGGTCGTTTCTTTTTGTGTTATGTATCATTTGTTATTTCGTGTTTTGTGGCGCTGAGTGCATTCGTGTTCTCAGCGTTGCTCTTTTTAGGGGCTTGACAAAATACACGATTATGTACACTTAATTAAAAAGAGGTGAACATATGATCAGTACTCCTGAACGCGATCCGGAACACATGCCAGCTTATACTCCAAGATTCACAATCAAGGGTATAACGGGTACAAATGTATATAGCGGTTCTATCGTCGGGAAAGAACAGAACCCAAAATTAACGGGCAAAAATTGGGTTTTAGAAGCTGAATCGATGTTATCAAGTGATCCAATCGTGCGCCGATCTTGGACTATGCTTCGTCAAACTTTGCTCTCTGCATCATGGCGTTTTATATCGGCTCATATCGGTGATCCAGTATGTGATGAGCTCGCACGATTCGCGAATGAATGTTATGGCTTTGATGGTTATAGCGGTCAAATGTCTTTAAGTTGGGAACAACAATTAAGTTATCTTTGGGAGTTCGTGCCGCTCGGCTATCGATACGCTGAAGAAGTTTACCGAGTCGGACCTGATGCCAACGGTAAAATTAAAGTTTGGCTTGATCGTTATGCAGATCGTGAACCCTCAGCACATCAAAAATGGCTAAGTCGCGATGGTCAACAATTAGACGGCGTATATCAGGATATGGTCGGCAAGATCGTACCCGAGCCAATACCATCAAATAAAATGATCCTGCTTACACTCAACAAAACTGGATCAAACTTTGAAGGCGTCGGGATGTTGCGTTCTTGTTGGTGGTGGTGGCGTACAAAACAACGTGTATCAAATATGATGCTTGTTGGCCTTGATCGTTGGGCGGTGCCTACTCCTAAAGTTACCGTAGATCGTTCGGTTGCTGAGCAACAAGGCTATACACAATCTGACATCGAAGCGATGATTGATGAAGCTGAAGCGCAAGCGCAAAACTTTTTAAGTTCTGAGCAATCGTATTTAGTAGAATCAAGCGCGGTTAAGTTCGACAATTACAGCGTGATGCCGAACTTATACAGTCAAGGTCCTATTGATATTATTACAAAATGCGATAGTCAAATTGCGGCGGCTTTTCTTGCCCAATTTGCCGACCTTGGCAACACTGAGACGGG